CCATGCAGCCGCCGCCCGCACCGGGCCAGATGGCTCCGCAGGCAGGTCCGCCGCAAGGTCAACCGATGCCGCAGCCCCCAATGCAGCAGGCGGGCGCACAGGCGATGCCCGCTCCGCAATCCATACCGCCATACCAAAGCATGGCGAAGATGCAGGCGCCGCAGGGTATGCCCGCGCCGGGGGCGTCACAAATGGGACAATCTCCCGCTGCACCACAAGCGGGCGGCGGCATGCCCACGGCACCCGGACAAGCTCCAGCTCAAGGTGCGCAGCAGTCACAAGATCAAGGCGTCCAAGCGCCTGGCGTTCAGCAAATTCAGACGCAGCAGATCATGCAAAAACTCACGCAGATGGCAAGCGCTGATCCGCTGGTGGACATGGTTGCGCAGTACAGGCAGCAATTCGCGGATTCGGGCCATCCAATGAGCGATATCGCTGTGACGAATTTCATCCTGAATAACCCTGCGGCCAATTTCCAGTACCAGAACGCTCTGGCAAAGAACAAGTTTGCCGCCGAAACACTTGAAAAGGTGCAAACGGCTGCGCAAAACGCCTTGCGTGATGCCGAGCTCGATGCCAGAGGAAACAAGCAAATTTCGCAAACCGGAGCGGCGCAAGTCGAAACTGCGCGGCACAATCGGCAGGAAGAAAATCTGCGAGGTCAGGAAATCTCCGTGGAGCGGCAGAAAGCGAGCGCAGCGGCGAACGGTGGAACAGCATATGATTTATTGCCTGACAAGCAAAAAAAGGCGATTGATTATTACGCAGAAATGTCTTTACGTGGCGATCAAAGTTGGAGAACTGGTCTTGGTAGAACATCAGGAGGTTCAAATTTAATCAAGCAAGTTGATATGCGAGTGCCAGAGTTGGCTTCAGAGCGCGGGCAAACTGCAGGCGATAATATCGCCAATAAAGCCATCCAAAAATCATTGGCAAGCACATTGACAGATCGGACAAAATATTTGGCGACTGCTAACCAATTCTCGAGAACGATGGACTCGCAAATTGCCATCGTAAATAAATATATGGGTAAAGGTGTGGCTGGTAGTAAGCCGGTATTCAACGAATGGATTGAACACGGTAGAAAGGCACTTGCTGGAGACAAAGATGTTACGGCATTGGATAATGCTATTCGCGGCATGGCGCGAGAACATCAAAAATTTGTTACCGGTGTTACATCTAACGCTCAATTGTATGCTTCTGCGCAAAAGACTGCCGATGATATGATGAATATCGCGCAAACAGAAGATCAGATGAAAATAGCGATGCAAGAAATGTCAGAAGAAAAAGAAGGTGCAATTAAGGCAGGTCGAGAAGAAGTTTCTGAACTCCAAAATCAAATTAGAGACCTTGGAAAACCATCCGATAGCCGTGCCGCTGCATCTAATAAAGTCACAGGAATTTCCAGCAAACAAGAATTGCAATCTGCGATATCGTCCGGTAAGTTGAAAAAGGGCGATACTTTTACCGACTCTAACGGCCAAGCTCATGTGGTGCAATAATGGCTGACATTGATTTCGGAGATTTAGCAAAACCTGTTTCTGAAAAACCAAAAAATATTGATTTTGGCGATCTGGCAAAGCCAGTGCAAGCGGCACCGTCCGACGAAATCGCGCCCCAAAAAGGCAGCACTCCTGAAAGCCGAAAAACAACGGTGGAAGCCCCTTCATCGTGGGGTGAAAAGGCGCTTGGAGCCGCGCAGACTGCCTACGGCGCAATCACTGCGCCGATTGTGGCTGGTGCGCGGGTGTTGGGTGGCAAGGCGGGTGAAGAATGGGCTGGACGGCAATTTGAAGGTCCAAGCACTCCGGGAAGCCGCCAAGTTCAGGAAAACATCGGCACGGCGGCTGAATCCAGCGGATTGAACAAGCTCGGAGCGGCATTTCCGGCGTTGATGGGGCTGCATGCGCCGCGCTTTGCGCCTGGAATTGGCGAGTATGCTGGTGCGCAAGCTGGCCGGGTGGCCGCTCCGCTTGGCAATGCTGCCCGCGCAGCAAGCGGGATTGCATCAGATTTTCGGGGGGCGCAGATCAAACCTGCGCAAGCCGCCGCTGAATCCTTGAAAACACAAGCTCCTGGATATCGTGTGCAAGCCGCCGCCGAAGCGCGACCAGTTCTTCAGGGAGTTGCGCAAGAGGCAGAGCAAGCCGCAGCTGTGCAAGAAGCGGCTGGACAGCATTCAGAGATTGCCGCTCGTGAGCATGCGCAACGCCTTGAACAGACGCGGCAGAAGATCAACGAGGTTCTCGACATGCCGCAGAAAAATTCACAGGGAGAACCGATATTGAGCCATGCCGACAACGGCGAACTGACTCGACAGGCCGGGCTCGCCGCCGCGCAGGCTTGGCGCGATACCCGCGCATCTGGCGGGGCGGTATCATTCCCGAAAGCGGAAGCGGAGGCAGCAGCGAAGGAAGCCGCAGGGCAGTACGTCGCCACGCCTGATATCCGCGCAGATTTGCAAAGCGTGATGAAAGAAGCCGAAGGAATCCCCGGACTTCAAACCGAAATCAAGGGGTATTTGTCTGCGCTCGGCGGCAAGAATGAGATTGCCACACCGCAGGCGCCTGGAGTTCCTGGCATTCAGCATACATTCAGTCCGAACGCCCCACCTCCCGCCGTTGCCGCGCAGCCTAAGACGTTCTCGCAGTTGGTCTTGGTAAGCCGATTTTTGCATGATGTGGTGAATAGTGGAAATTTTCAGGGTTTTTCAGCAATCGGCCAGCGCACCGCTCTGAATACCGCCAATAAACTCGATGCCGCGCTAGAGGCGCATACACCCGCTTATGCCGCCGCCAAAGAAGAATGGGCCGCGAACTCCAAACCACTTGCCGACATGAATACAAAATATGGGAAAGTCCTGGAAGCGACTGCCGGAGATAGCAGGGAGCCGGTCGTCGCCGCCCAAGACTTGCCAAATCGATTATTTGCGAAGAAAGAAGGAATTGAAATCTATCGTCGCCTATTGGCAGGGAAAGACCCGACTCCGGAAGCACTTGCTGAAGCTGAAAAAACAACGAATCGGCTTGTTGAAAATTGGGTTCTTGCGAAGGTTCCAGAATCGGGCGCGGCGGCGGCAAAGCAAATAGCTCCCGGATCTCAGTTGGCATCAACTCTTCAAGCCGTTCCAAAAGTCGCTGAAAGCCTAAAGACTCGTTTCGATACCCGCGCCGCACTGGAAGCAAGCAGCGAGCGGCTTGCAAAACAAGCTGATGCTGCCCGCGCAAGTGGCGAGAAGGCTCTGACAGCATCACAGAAGCAAGCGGAGGCAACGCGCCTTATTTCGACGCGCATCAAGACTGACCTGGATAATGTGGATATTTTGGCTGCAAGACCTGATGCAACATCGCAAACCGAAGCAATTAACGGGTGTTTATCAATTTTGGAGAGGGAGCGCCGCGCAGGACTTATCACCCCGGAAAAATATCGCGCCGCTGAAACCTTGATATCGAAAGCGAATATCGCCGAAGAACAGGCCATTACCGCCGAACAGCACGTCAAGGAACTGCAAGAACGCACTAAACGAGCGCGGCGTATCGTTTTTGGCATTGCTGGTGGAATTGCTGGTGTTGGCGAAGCCAAGAGGATATTCGGACTATGACCAAGCGCCTCCTGATCATCGACAACGCCTCGAACTGCCTGGACATGGCGCTGCGGGCGCAGTTGGCCGGGTGGACGGTGAAATGGTACGATCGCCCCCGGCCCGATGGCACCCCGCGCCGCGCCGGCGAAGGCATGGTCGAGAAAATCAGCGACTTCAACGAAATCAAGCGCAAGTGGCTGGATTGGGCCGACCTGGTCTACCTGCCAGACAATGTGCTGTGGGGCGACATGCTCGAACCCTACCGCCTGGCCGGATACCCGATCTTGGGCGCACACCCCGCCGCCGCCGCGCTGGAGCTTGACCGCGCTGCCGGCCAGAAGGCAATGAAGGATTCCGGCATGCGCATCATGGAGTCCAAGGCGTTTTTCGATTACGACGCCGCCATCGCCTTCGTCAAGAAAAATCCGAAGTACCTTGTCAGCAAGCCGTCCGGAGATGCCAACAAGGCGCTCTCCTACGTCGCAAGCGATCCCGCCGACCTCGTGTATATGCTCTCTCGCTGGAAAGGCCGGGAAGACCTGCGCAAAGCCGCCAAGGAGGAAGGATTCATCCTTCAAGAGCGCAAGTACGGAATCGAAATGGCTGTCGGCGGCTGGTACGGGCCCGGGGGCTGGTCGAAGTGGTTTTACGAGAATTGGGAGTACAAGAAGCTCATGGACGGCGACCTTGGCGTGGCGACCGGCGAAATGGGAACGCTGTCGCGCATGGTGCGCAAGTCGAAGCTGGCCGAACAGGTATTGCTGCCAATTGGTCCTATTTTGGAGAAAATGGGCTATGTCGGCTACGTCGATAATAATTGCATCATCGACGACGAAGCCCCCTGGCCGATGGAGTGGACGCTTGCCCGCGACGGATGGCCGACCAAGCACAACATCACGGCGCACGTCAAGAATGCCGACCCCATCCAGTGGCAGCTTGATCTACTGAACGGCAAGGACACGATGGAATGCGTTGACGGCGAAGTGTGCGTCAGCGTCTTGATCGCGCTACCCGACTTCCCTTACTCCAGGATCACGAACAAGGAACTCTGCGGCATCCCGATACGTGGCGCTGAAGATATGGAGCATATCCACCTGTCCGAGGCGATGCTCGGAACCGCGCCGACGATGGTGGGCGACAAGGTTGTGGACTTGCCCGATCTGGTGACTTGCGGCGACTACACGATGGTCGTGACCGGAACGGGAGAAACCATCACGCAGGCCCGCGCATCGGCTTACAAGTCGGTCAAAAAAGTGAAGATTCCGAACAATCCGTTTTACCGGCTAGACATTGGCGCCGGTCGGATGATCAAACAACTTCCCGAATTACATAAATTAGGTTTTGCCAAAGGATTGGAGCGATAGCCATGCCATACACCGCCAAACAGAACAAGCTTTTCCGCGCCGCCGAACACAACCCCGCCATTGCCAAGAAGCACGGAATGACGCATTCGACCGCAAAGAAATTGGCGCACGAGGGTGTCAAGAAGGCTCCGATGAAGAAGCCCAAAAAATGACCTCAAAAGCACTCCGCGCTGGCGACATCACGGAAGAGTCGATTCGCAGCGCATTGACCGTCTGCCGAGGCGACATCTTCTCCGCTTCCGGCTACCTGAAAATCGCGCCCCGCGAGCTTGACCGCTATGTCCGGGCGTCGGAAAATCTTCAGGGGTTCGCAGCGGCCATTGCCACGGTCAAAAAGAGCGTAGATTATGACCGGATTTCTGCCGACCAGTTTCGGGAAGAGTTGGATCGCCTCACCCGCGCTTATCGTGTTGAAGCTACCAACGTCATTCACGAACTCGCAACTATGCCGTTCGACAGTGCGGCTATGGCAGAGGTCAAGCTCAAAGCAGCAGTGCAACTTAGGGGTTCCCATGCGGACGCTCCTGTGAACTCCGACCAGGCGCAAGTCCTGGCCGAGTTGAACGAGTTATACCGAATAAACGCGCCCCGAATCAAGTCGATTCGGATTGCGGCGCAGATTGACTATGAACCTGGCCAAGCTCCTGAAGTCCAGACGATTCGGGAACTGGAGTAGTGCCTCCGCCCCGAATTGCATTGTTGTATTCACTTCTTAGGTCATACTTTTGCTCGGTAAAAATTGTTCTAGGCACTATTTTGGGAAATACTTCAGGGGCTTTTCCGGATGAAGATTGCGCCCCCATCTCTGCCATTTTCTTTTCGACCGCGCCCGCGTACTGCGCCATCACCTGAATCAACCCGGCTACATGCGCCAAGACATACGACGGGTAGTTTTCCGCATTGCCGATGTGGATGTTAATCATTCGTCGCTCCCTGCCGCTTCTTCCGCCTCGGCGACGGTCGTCACTTCGATTACCGCCCCGCTGCGCACCGCTGCCAGCGCCTCCTTGTCGGTGAGCTTGATCGCCGTCACGATATCGTCAATTACATGCTGCTCGGCCACGCACTTTCTGGTTGCCTCGACATATCGCACTTCGTCTTTGAAAGTAACTTTGAAAATTGCCATTTTGCTTATCCTTCGTGGTTAAAATTCGTATTTTGGCGCATCCTCGACAAGTCGCCTCATCTGCATGCACCGTTCCCGATAGACTCCTGCTACTGCATCACGGATATCGTAATCCGCTTCTTTCCACCCCTTAAAAAGTATGTGAACCGGCTCATAAACTGCGACACATTTTTGCTTTGCCAACTGCCGCAGGGCTTTTCGTAAAAACGGTATTTTCCTTTGCGACGACGTGAGCATTCGCATGCCGCCGCCGATGTTCGGAAGCGCTTCCAATAGCCGGTAAATTTCAAGTAAATCCTCTTGCTGCGGTTCGATCATCGGCTTAATCGGGTCGATTCGCCAATATATCCGCTTCGTCTGAGCGGACGACGCCAGGTACTTGCATACCTGCCCAGGAATCAACCCGGCGCGAGCGCAAAGCTCCTTCTCGCTAAAAACGATGCTGCCTTTCGTATCCCATCCGCAGGCATTCAACACTAATTTCTGAGCGTTGGTAAGATCGTCTGGCGTTTCCTTTAGCGCATCGAACATGCGCCGATGCGTGGTCGCTGGCGGGAACTTGTAGTCAATCATTTCGTCATGCATGGACCAGTCAGGGGGCCGGAAAATAATTGTCTCGTTTGTCGCCAAGCTGCGGAACGTCTCGAAATGCACGATCGACAGTGGCATTTCCATGAACAACATCGCCTTGGTAGTCGGCGGTATATTTTGTTTCCAGTGACGCCAATACATCAAGCCGCCTTCCAGCTTCCATTTTTCGATTACCGTTTTCGCGTGTCCAGCATCCCACGACCTCACTAGAACGGAAGGGATATCTGAAACAAGGTTCAATCGCGCACCGACTTGGCGCAAAGAATAGTTGCGAGTTTGAAACACGATGCTATGCGAGTTGCGCTCGGTCATGCGCCGAATGGCCTCCTCGATGTTGTCGGTCTGGTAGATCATCGATATTCTGCCCATTTACAAGAATAAGAAACTTCATTTAAAGTGTAATAATCCATTATAGGAATATTTGCAGTACACATCCCCTTTGAATCGAAACTAATGCACTGAAAATGCATGGAAGACGCTTGCTTTTTATTTCCCGTGTAATGTGATTCACAATACTTAGCAGGAGCTTCTATGTATTCACTTTTCTCTGTGCAACCAAGAGTGAATACTGCCAACAAAATAATAAGGTTTTTCATATTCTCCGATTTTTGTCGGATTCTTTCATTTCGGCCTCGTAAAAGCAGAAAAAATTATTGACGATGCTGCGGAGAGGATCGGCGACTTGCGCGTTGGGCTCGGTCGGCGCTGCCACGCGCTCGGTCGCGCAAAATCCGCAGATTTCGGTTTGTCTATTCTTCAAATCAGCTTCGCACTCGGCGATTGCCGCGCCAAGCGATTCGCGCAAATCCTCATTAAAAGAGCCGCCAATATGCACATATTTCATTGCATTCCGCGCATTCGTAAGCAGGATTTTCCAGCAGTTATTCATGATTATTGTCTTTTTTTTGATGTGATCACTGGGGCGCTGGTGCCGTATGTCTTGACCACGCCGCCCGACTGCGTGATCACCGGGGCG